TTGTCTTATCCTCTGTTTGTTGAATACGAGCTTTAGCCGCCGTCGTCTTTGTTCTAGTAAAGTGGATTCGCGCCTTAGCTGAAATGGTTTTTACTACCCCCAATCCTTCTATACTAACTTTCGCCGTTACTGATTCACCAACATATTTGATTAAAACAATAGTCCTATAAGGCGGCTCGTGATTTGAAGAATTAGCTGTCGTATTCGCTGACTTCCAACTTGCATTTGTATTTCCTACAGTAGCGTCGTGCGTATGCGCCCTCGGCACATCCTTGTCCCTGTCATTTAGCGAATTCTCTGTATTAGCTTGAAATTCTACCGTAGCAGTATGTTTATGGAGATTTCCAGTATGCGTATGGCTATCGCCGCTATGCGTATGTGTGTTTTGTCCGCCCTCATTACCTACATCAGCAGGCATGTCTGTAACTTTTAAATGCCTACTATATAAAGTAGTAACTAATTCCCATCCTGAAGGCACGGCTGCTCTATCTCCTAACCAAATGCCTACTAAACCCAAAGGATTGCTAACCCCACCTGTTTGATTTTGGATAGCTAGGATTTTCTTATAAAGAGGTACATTATTAGCCGAGCCAGACGAAGGAGTACCCGAATATCCAAGTGTATTTGAATTTAAATCAATGTGGTGCGAGTGTGTTATAGCGGCGTCTGGTGTCCCAGAAGCGCCTTCAAACTCCGTTACAGAAGTATATGCTCCAGACTCAACCCTCGAATGTGTGTGGCCTGTTTCTACGTGTGCATGAGAAATAACGTGTATATGCGTAGCAGACCCCTGTTCTACATTAGAAGCATTTGCACTAGTAGCAGCACCTTTTAAAAAATAATCTACATAATCTGGGGTGCTATTATCGCCATCACAAACTACCCAATCGTCTGGTAAAGCGGAATCTATGTACAAAGAAATTGCGTTACTTGGAGCTTTTTTAGGTATTGAAGATGGGGTGATAAATATAACTGTTTTATGTAATGGTTCGCTATTAGCGTTTTGATATGTGGCCGCAACTGATTCTAGAGTACCTCCCACAGCTGCTCCAGAATTAACGGCGACATGGCCGTGGGTTTTACCTGGCCCCCCGTCAGTAGTATCTCCAGATTTTAGCGAGTCTCTTACTACTGCATTCAATGAAACCGCGTGTGTGTGGGCTGTAATAACATGACTATGAACTGGTGAGGTATGGGGGTGCTGTGCGTTCCCGCCAGTATCGTTCGGGTCTGTTGAAATATCAGCAACTTTAGGAAATTTACCGTCCAAACTGGTTTCTCTTTCCCAACCAGCGGGTATAGTAGCATTTGTGCTTGGCCAAATTAAAATTACTCCTACTGGTATCATGCTTCCTGTCCTGGCGGAGTGTACCTATCGTTTGCGTTCACAAGTCTAACGTCGGCTTGTGCTACCGACACACCTCCCAAAGGCTCTATCAGCTTACGCTCTATCTCCACCCATATTAAATACCCTGTTTCGTCTTGATATCCGTCTCCTAAGTTCCAGTCGACTTTGACCCTAGCGATGGGATGCCTACCTCTTGCTTGAGAAGCCTGTGTAAATTCCGATGAAACGTCTATCATGCTCTTTTACTTACCTCTTTTAAATTTAAAATTACTGTCGAATAGTATGCCGTAGATCCAGAGCCTCCCCTCCTAACACGTCTTGGCATATCGATTCTAACAGTTGCTCCAGAAACCACTTGCGGCCACTTAGGATAGGTAAATGTTATGTCCAAGTCGTTATCCAAAGAATAGTTTATCAATTCTTCCATATCATCGAAATCGCCTACAGACATAGCCTCCCAACTCAAGGTATATATGTATTTCCTATGCACAACATCTATCGTTAGTTCGCCACCTAAAGTGGTTTGCTCATCTTTTTCTACTAGATTTTCTATTTCCCAATCACTTGGATGTTCTGGCGATACATCGTATGCCCCTACCTGAAATCTTGGTTTATCCATTTAAAACTCCTTCCCCGATATTGTAGTCTGCAAGAGCATCGGATAAGTCTTTAGCTATCTGCCTTTTCTCCATTGGACTACCCGCATACATTCCAATATTCACAGTTATCGCTGGAGAATTGGTTGTATAATTTGATACTGGTTGACTGCTTGCTCCTGTAACCTGAGCAGACGCAAGTCTTGGTGAGGTCAACATTTCTGGTAGTGCACCTATTCCCTGAATCAATCCTTCCGCCCATGCTCTACCTACATTAACACCCCAAACGTCAATTCTTTTGAATGGACCTTCTTTTGGTGGAGAATCGCCTTTAAGCATAGCTTTGGCGTTTTCCAAACCTTCTTTTACCTTATCTCTAACCCATTCGCCAATCTTAGAAAACCCATCAACAAAGGCTTCTGCTAGGGCAGTGCCCCACTCCAGGAATTTAGCAGGTAATGTTTTCAAATAATCAACGACAGTGGTATACATTTCTACAAATCTGTCTTTTACTTTTGTGGCTAATGTTGATAAAGCGTTCCATATTTTTCCTGGTAATGCCTTAAACCAAGCAACTACATCGTTAATTATTTTGGTTACGCTTTCAGATACAGAAGTATAAGTATCAGACCCCCAAGTTACAAACTTTTCGTATGTATCTACTAGCCAAGTCCAAACAATTCCAGGTAAAGCACTAATCCACTCCCCAATGGCTGTAACAATCTCAACTATTTTATCAGCGAGGTAGGCATAAACACCGTCACGCCATTCTACAAATTTGTTCCAAGTTTTTTTCAACCAATCCCAAACTATTCCAGGTAAAGCTGAGAGCCAAGTACCTATTGACTCTATTAAGGCTGGTACAGCAACCACTAGATAAGCTACTATTCCACCAATCCAAGTCTTAAAAGACTCTACGATGCGCGTCAACACACCCCATATCTTTCCTGGCAATTCCATAAAAAATGTAACTATAGCATCGACAAGCATGGGTATACCATAAATTATAATTCCTAAAATAAACCCAATACCTGTTAAAAACGCCCCCACAACTGATACAAAAAAGTTTGGTAGAGTTTCAGTTACAAATTTAATCAGTGCGTTTGGCAAAGTTTGCGTAAAGAAGGTTATTATTGCGTTTGGTAATGTTACAGTTAAGAACTCAACAACAGCGTTAAACCCATTTATAATGCCTGTTTTAACTTTTCCTGCTATTTCTAGTATCTTATCTCTAGCAGATGCCCATTTATTCAAAATACCTATCCAGACATTTAATAATGCTGTCTCGATATCTAATTTAACTTTACTTAAATAATTCTTAACGCCAGTTACAAGTTTATTTACAAACTCAAGTATCTTTGTTCTCGCACTACTCCAAGCCTCCAAAACTGCAATCCAAACCTTGAGCATAAATGCTTTTACCTTGTCCCAATTTTTATAAAGCCAAACTCCTGCTGCCACTACCGCTGCAATAACCGCTACTATAAGTAAGAATGCGTTTACCACAACTAATAATACCCCCACTATCAGCAATCCTGAGGCTCCCAAAGCACCCACAATCGCTATTATAGCTGTAATTATTGGAGCTAAAATCAACGCAACTGCTATGATAACTCCAAAGACCGCTGCTAAACCAAGCATAATAAGTATTAACTTTGGATTCTTTTCTGCAAATTCAGCAAATTTTTCTATGAGAGGTAATATAGCCTCTAAAACAGCAACTAAGGCTGGTTTCATAGTATCCCATAACTCCACACCAACATCTTTTATATTCCCTAATACTATTTTTAATCTGGACTCTGTAGTTTCATATCTTTTATTCGATTCCTCTATAAGTGCCGTATTCTCGCCCCACGCTACATTAGCCGTATCTATAGCGTCAGTCATTAAACCGCCTGCACCTGCTACAGAAATAAAGGATTGCAATAATCTCTGATCACCTAGCCCTAACTCGTCTAAAAGTGCGACACCCTCTATTCCTACTTCTCCTAAACCAAGTATAAAAGCATCAAAAGCCCCAACTGCATCTTTTTCAAATAGAGCTGAAAACTCCTCCATAGACAATCCTGCTACATCTGCGAATGTTGCTAATTCATCAGTACCGTTTGTTACTGCCTCAGTCATCTTAAACAAGGTTTTAGATACCGCAGTTCCTCCTCTTTCCGCCTGTACTCCTACTGACGAAAACGCTGCCGAAATACCAAACAAATCTGCTGTTGTCAAACCCGCTATCTTACCTGCACCTGCTATCCTTTCAGCAAAATCTGTTATCAATGGTTCTGATGTGGCGAACTTATTACCTACATCTGTTATAGAAGCACCCATCCTGTCTACATTATCTATAGGCTCTTGCATGATATTTGCAATCCTAGCAAAAGATACTGCTGCTGCCTCCTCTGTTAAATCTGTGGCTATACCTATTCCTGCTATCACTTCTATAAATTTTGATAAGTCCTCCACCCCCTCTACACCTAATTGACCTGCTATTTCTCCTATCCTATTTAGCTTACTGGTAGTTATGGGTATGTCCTTTGCCATCCCTCTGATGTTTAATGCTAGTTGTTTAAATCCTTCCTCACTTAATTCAACTGTTTTTCTAACACCTGCAAACGTGCTTTCGAATTCAATTCCAATCTTAGCAATACCTACTAAAGCCACCGTTGCCGCCGCACCAATACCTACAGCAACCTTACCTAAGGTTTTTACACTGCTTCCAATGTTCTTTACACTCTTTGCGGTACTTTTCTCAAGCGTACCTATCTGCCCTTGAGCCTTTTTTATTCCTGCATCCCAATTCGAAGTGTCAAGAATAAGACTTCCATATACTGATCCTAAAAATGTACTAGCCGCCATGTTTTTTATTATATTTAACCACCGAGCCTGTACCGCCAATAGCCATTAAGACTTCATTAACGTGCTTGTCTTTGCTTATAGGTGTTTTACT